CAGAGATCGATCTAATGTATCCACAGAAAATTGTGTGGGCGTTAGTAATGAATAAGCGATAACGCATGGCAGGACTACGAGGACAAGATGAGATCGAGGCAGCCTTTGCAGACCTTGAGTACGTTCCTGGCTCAAAGAAGAAACGCCGTGACCTAGATCCAAAAGTTTCTCGTCGTAAAAGCGGTGAGAGTAATGGTTGGGATGCAAACCCAGTCATTAAAACATTAGGTGGAGTAGAGACAGAGGTGTTCACAATCGGTGCGTTAGCACTTGCATTGGAGAAGACAATTGTCACTATCCGCTTATGGGAACGCAAGGGATACATTCCTCGTGCTCCATACCGTCTTCGGTCTAAGACACTTAAAGGTGAAAAGACTGGAGGCAACCGAGTTTATACTCGTGCACTAATAGAATCTTCGATTGAGGAATTCAATCGTAGAGGATTACTAGGTTCTGCTCGTGTAGAGTGGAGCCAACATGAAGACCTAACAGATGCTTTAGTAAAGCGCTGGAAGGAAATCACATCCACCGAGAGCCGTTAGGCCTCATTACCAGAAAGAAACAAATGCCAATTACAAAGCCACAGGTAGATGCAGACGCATACCTCGACGAGGACAGCGAAACTGCAACACCAAAAGTAGGAACAACCGTACAAGAAGGATGGGATGCAATCGATGCTCTCGTCTCAAAGTCAGAGGGAGACTTTCCAACTGACTTCCGTTTCTCCGAAGAACCACAACTTGTGAAGTTCCTCGAAGATCGACCATTTGCTTCATACGAACAACACTGGATTGAACGCCCTAAGGGTAAGAAGTCCTTTGTTTGCTTGGGAGATAACTGCCCACTATGCGATGTACTAGGTGATAAGCCTCGTGGAAAGTTCGCATTCAATGTCCTTGTTCTCAGTGGTGAGACACAAGGCGTTCAAATCCTTACAGCACCACCATCACTTGCTCGCCAGATTAAGAAGGCACACGATGATGAGCGCAAAGGACCTCTTGATAAAGAGTTCTGGGAAATTTCTCGACTAGGTATGGGCCCAACTACGCAGTATACCCTCAACTTCGTTCGTGGCCGAGATCTAGCAGAGGAATGGAAGTTAAGCAGTGACGCTGTTAATGAACTTGTAGCAGCCGCTGTTCCGTTCACAGCAGAAGTAATTAGGGAGACCCCTCGCTCCGAAATGCTTGAGGTTGCTCGCTCTGTAGCGTAACTGTACTTCCAAGAGAAGGGGTCTGTTTATTTCCGTTTCCAGGCCCCTTCTCATTATAAAGATTGAGGGATCATGAATATCATTACAACAAAAGAACAATTAAAAGACCTTGTTGAGTTTTACTCCAAGGTAGATGCATTTGCATTTGACGTTGAAACAGTTGGCGAAAATAGAATCCAACCTGTAGTCAACGATGTGATGTGGCTTTCCTTAGCAACAGAAGGTCGCACTGATGTTATACCGATGGGTCACCCTAACGGTGAGTTCCTTCGATGGGATAAAGAGTTATTACTTAGTGGTCAACGCAAACTTGCTGCAGGTAAAGAGTTGAAAGATGCAGACTACTCAAAGAACGAAGCCAAGTGGACTCCAGTATTTGATGCACCACCAGCACAACTTCTTCCAGGAGATGTATTCAAAGCCTTGAAGCCTTTATTCTTTAGTGACAAGTTAAAGATCGGTCACAACGTTAAGTTTGATTTAAAATCAATTGCAAAGTATTTCCGTGGAGAAGTTCCTAAGAAGCCATTCTTTGACACGATGATGGCTTCATTCATTATCGATAACAGAAACAAGAACATGTTAGGCCTTGCTGCTTGTGCAGAACGCACACTCAAGATCAAAGTTGAAAAAGGTATTGGAGCAATGGTTGAGGTTCACTCCTTCAGCGATGTTGCTTACTACTCAGGGTTTGACTCAGAGGTAACGTGGAAGTTGTACAAGGCTTTAGAGCCTAAGTTAGAGGGAAGCCTCAAGCGTGTATGGGCATTAGAGATGGATGTAGTTGCAGCCCTATGTGATATGGAACTATCGGGGGCCAACATCGACGTTAAAGAACTCACATTGTTGAAGGCACGTCTTGAGAAGGACATTGATCTTGCAAGAGCAAAGGCGTGGAAGTTAACGGGTAAACCATTCTCCATGAACTCAGTGAAAGAGAAGCAGGAGTTACTGTTCTCACCTAAAGAAGAAGGCGGTCGAGGTATTCGTCCTAACCTTCGTATTCGTATTGCACTTACTACAAAAGGTCAAGAGGTTGCTGCAAGTAATCCAGAAGCATTAAATATCCGTCACTACTCAGTGTCGTCTGATGCTTTGGAGTTCTATCGCAAGAAGGATGAACTTGTAGATGCAATCCTTGAGTATCAAGACCTTAACAAATTGATGACCACCTATGTAATGCCGTACCTAGGTGGAGAGATTACTCGTACCACTATGGGTAAAGAGAAGATCGTTGACAAGAAGAGCCTCATGATTAACGGCAAGGTACACACAAACTTTAAAGCGCATGGAGCAGAGACAGGACGTTTCTCCAGTAGTGACCCTAATTTACAGAACATCCCTAGTAGTGGAGAGTACGGAAAACTTATTCGTAACTTGTTCATTGCACCACCTGGGTACAAGTTAGTTGTTGCAGATTACTCACAGATCGAACCACGCATCATTGCAGCCTTCTCAGGTGATCCGATTATGGTAGAGAACTACAGGACTGGTGGAGATATCTACACAACTATTGGTGACACTATGAAGGTAGATCGTAAGGCTGGAAAGGTATTGGTTCTATCGATTGCTTACGGCGTTGGACCAGAGAAGATTGCACAGAGCATCGGTTGTTCTGTAACAGATGCTAAAGATTTGTTAGCGCGATTTGAGGCGCAGTTCCATGACATCTCTAAGTACAAGGCAAAAGTAATTAGACAAGCAACTGGGAAGGCTCCTATACCATATGTAGAAACCATCTTTGGCCGTCGTCGTTACATCCCAGAGTTAAAGAGTCAAGACAGAGGACTAAAGTCACGAGCAGATCGTCAGGCATTTAATACAGTAATTCAAGGATCTGCTGCAGATTTAATGAAATTAGCCATTGTTAGAGCACATTCTTGTTTTACTGATGAACCAGATGTGAATGTCGTGTTGACTATCCACGATGAATTAGTTACCGTTGCTCGTGAAGATCTAGCAGAAGAGACAGCAGAAGCAATCCGTGTGTCGATGGAAGGTATTCACCTACCAGAGATTACAGTTCCTCTTATTGCTGATGTAAAAATTGTAAACAAGTGGGGAGAAGCAAAGTGAGTAATGCAGACTGGTGGGCAAAGCAGTTAGGTGCACAACCACAGGCACCACAACAAGTTCCTGTAGCAGCACCTCGTCCTGCTAACAATCCAATGCCACCTTCGCAACAACCCATGACTCAGTTTCAACCTGTGCAACCACAGCAACCTGCATCACGAGCACAGAGCGCATTACAGACAGCATCATGCCCAGAGTGTGGTGGGACTAATTACATGTCTGTGCAGAAGGCTGCACCACGTTGTTATGACTGTGGTTATCCAATCAGTCAATCAGGAAGTCGTTACGGATCGTTAACTGGAGCAAAGGTTGAAGGTAGTGCCAAGAGTGCTATTGGTAATGATGTGCAAAGCAACTGGAACCCACAAGGGATTATTGGGAGAATTGACGGATGAATGATGAAGCACGCAAAATTGTCGCAACCCTCAACAAAAAGTTTGGCAATAATGTGGTGGTTATTGCGTCTGACATTCGGTCTGATCTTATTCCTCGCATTACTAGTGGCTCTACCACTCTTGATTATGTATTGGGTGGTGGTTTCCCTGGTAATCAATGGAACGAACTCATTGGCGAGCCATCGCATGGAAAGACAGCGGTTGCGCTTAAGACAATTGCAGCAAATCAAGCACTGAAAGAAGACCACACGACTGTGTGGGTTGCTGCAGAGCAGTGGGTGCCAGAGTATGCAGAGATGTGCGGAGTCGATACCAGCAAAGTAATTGTTATTGAGACAAACATTATGGAAGAGGCTTATCAAGCCGTCATAGAGTTCGCAGAATCAAAGTCAGTAGATGCCATTGTTATTGACTCCCTTCCTGCCCTTTCACCAGCACCCGAAATGGAGAAGGACATGAATGAAATGACTGTTGGAAGAGGAGCACTCTTAACTAACAAGTTCTTTCGTGTAGTTGGTTCTGCAATCAAGCGCAGTCTGGTTGAGGATGAACGTCCAGTGCTCGGTCTCATAATCAACCAGTACCGCATGAAGATCGGTGTGATGCATGGAGATCCTCGTACCACTCCTGGTGGTGAAGGAAAGAACTATGCATTCTTTACTCGTTGTGAGATTCGTAGAGATGAGTGGATTGAAGTTGGACCAAGCGGTAATAAGAATCGTGTTGGTCAACGCATCAAGGTTCGCACATTGAAGAATAAGACTGCACCACCACAGCGTGTTGCATACTTTGATTTCTACTTTGCTGATGGTGGAGATTGCCCAGCAGGTGAGTATGACTTTGCAAAAGAAGTTGCATCACTTGCAGTTGTCAAGGAAATCATTCAACGTAAGGGCGGATGGTATTACTTTGGCGAAAGAAAGTGGCAAGGTATTGATCCAGTAATTGCAAGTATTCGTGAAGAAGTGGATCTGAAAGAACAGATTCAAAAGTTAGTGTTTGAAACATCAGATCTACCAATGGCGGAGGACAGCGATGACTAAGAAGTTTGTAGTTAATGACGAAGAGTGGGCGCAGGTACTGGAGAAGGGCGTAGAGGATTACACCGACATGCTTTTTGAAGCGGTCTGGGATGGTACTGAGGATGTAATTCCTGAGACCTTGTCAGGAGAACCATTCTGTGGTTGCGGTACTTGCTTCTGGAGAGAAGCACTGTTCTTCCTTGTACCACGATTGATCGAAGGTTACGAGGAAGGCAAAATAGAACTTGAAGACTGAAGGCCAGAAGCAATCCCAGAAGCATGAGAAGAGACTTGCTAAGAAAGTTGATGGGTCTACTAACGCTGCGTCTGGAGCCTTCTGGTCTCGCAAAGGTGATGTACGTTCAACTGATCTATTGATTGAACATAAGTGGACAGGCAAGAAAACTAAAACAATTAAATCAGACGAATTGAAGAAGATAACTACCGAAGCAATCCTTGATGGAAGAATGCCAGTGTTTGGCCTTCATCTTGATGGAGTGAACTATGTGATACTTCTTGAAGACGACTTCCTAGAGATGAGAGAGACCCTAGACAACCATGGAAGACTTTGATGAACCAGAGTACGCATGGAGATACCAAGCAAGATGCTCAGGTCAAGACACAGATATCTTCTACCCTCCTCGTGACAAAGAGCAGTACAAAGAGATTGCTAACAGGGCAAAAGCATTCTGTTTCGGTGAGACAGGAAAGAACCCTTGTCCAGTACGAGCAGAGTGTTTATGGGATGCAGTTCGACGAGACGAGCCTCATGGAATCTGGGGAGGACTCAGTCACCGAGAAAGAAACGCCCTCATGCGAAAGTGGCAAAAACTAAAAAAGACTAAAAAGACTACACAGACCCTAGAAGAGTTTATTTTCAGTATAGATAAGGATTACTAATGCCTTCCAAGACAGACTTCCAGAAGTATCTAGATACTAAGAAGACAGATACTCGTCTTACTGGTCACATTGAACGTCATCTTATGAAGAAGGCACCAGGAGATCGAAGCACCACAGTGCTTCACCCTTCTGAAATGATCAAGGCTGACTTCTGTCATCGTTACTCTTACTACCTACTTACTGGTGGTAAGAAGATGGAGAAGAACCCAGGACTAACACTGCAGAACATCTTTGATGAGGGTCACTTTATCCATGAGAAGTGGCAGAACCGTATCTATGAGATGGGTAATCTCTGGGGAGACTTCAAGTGTGTGAACTGCAAAGGAATTACTTCTGGGTTGTCACCTGCCAAGTGTCAACACTGCGAGTGCGCCACACTGCGATACGACGAGGTCAAGATGCTTGATCCAGAGTTGCGTATTGCAGGACACACCGATGGCT